GACTACTGGGAAGTATCCACCGCCCGCGATCCGGGAGTCCTTGCCCTGTCCTACAACCAATCTTGGCCATCCACAACCCTGCGCGTCCTCGACCCTATCGAAATTCAGTTCGTTTGCGGGTGGACCACGGCAGCGGATGCGCCATACGAGATTCAGGCGGCTATTCTACTCATCGCTGCGCACCTGTACGAGCACCGCGAAGATGTCGTCCTCGGCAACTCGGCCAGCGTCGAAAGCAAGGCGCTGGAACTGGGCAGCCGGGCGCTGTTGGTGAATTGGAGGATCTGGTAATGCGCGCCGGCACCCTCCGCCACTGGCTCCTGATCGAACAGAAAAGCCTATCCGTCGATACCAACGGCGACCGCACGGAAACATGGTCTACCTTCTCCGAGTGCTGGGGCTCCATCGAAACCAGCGGCGGGCGCGAGTTCTTCCAGGCGAAGCAAACGATTTCCGATCTCTCGCACTCCATCACCGTCCGGTTCAAGGCCGGGTACACGCCAGACATGCGCGTGAAGTTCACGGACCCGAAAAACTCGGACGCCGCCCGCTACTTCAACATCCGCGCCATCGCCAACCCGGACGAGCGAAACGAAATGCTTTCGCTCCAATGCTCTGAGGTCACGATTTGAATATCAAAATCGAAGGCATGGTCGAGCTCGCCGGGCAACTGGAGAAGCTCAAGAAAACCGCGCAAGGTGCCGAAGTGCGCGCGGCGTTGCTCGACGGGGCGAACCTCATCAGCGACGCGGCCAAAGCCCGCGCGCCAGTGGCACCCTATGCGACGAATTACCGGGGCCGGGCCATCGCCCCTGGCGGGCTGAAAAGATCGCTCTCCGCCGCCGCTGGGCGGCAATTTAAGACATTCCTGCAAGCATACGCCTACACGCTCAAGCAGGCGGCACCACACGCGCATCTGGTCGAGTTCGGCACAAAGGCGCACACGGTCACGCCGAAGGATAAAAAGTTCCTCATGTTCGGCAACCTGTTCAAGCGCTTCGCAAAGAAAGTGCAGCATCCCGGCAGCCGTCCGATTCCGTTCTTCCGCGATGCCATCCGGGCGCAGCGCAACAACGTAAAGCGGCTGCTGGAAGCCCGCGTCAAAGCAGCATTTGATGCGCTCGGGCGGGCCGCATGAGGATCTACCAGGCGCTCTACAAGTACCTCCAGACCATATCGGCCATCACCGACCTGACCGGTACGCGGGTGTACGACATGCACGCCGATCAAGGGCGCGTAGTGGACTATCCGGCCATCGTCATCGAAGTGATCGACTCCGCTCCGTTCCATTCCATCGGCTCGACCGCGCCGACGGCCACACGCCGCCTCGTGGCGCTGTATTGCATGGCGCAAGGCAACCCGAAGGCAGCGGAAGACCTGGCCGATCTGGTCTACGCCAACGTCATCAACCACGCCGCCGAAATCACCACCGCGGCCGGCTCGCTAACGGTTCACAGCACGCACCTCAACGGGCGCCGCAATGAGTTTGAAAACGACCTGGAGACGAGCGCAAAGCTCTACTCCGTGGTCCTGGAATTTGACATCATCCACGCCATTTAGGCGCGGGTGCCGGCGGCACGTCGTGAGATGTTCCGCCACCCACTTTTAGCTATCGCCGTGAGGCGAAAGGAGTCCCTATGGCTGTAATGGTAGGCAATGCTGCCGCGCTCAAAATCGGCACCAACACAATCGGCGAGATGGACAACTGGTCCCTCGACGTCCAGACCGGACTCGAAGAGACGCAAGCCTTCGGCGACACCTGGAAGGAACGCACCTCGACCATCAAGGAATGGAGTGGCAGCGGTTCCGGCCGCCTCGACACCGCCGATACCAACGGCCACGTCGCGCTGAAAACCGCGTTTCTTGCCGGCTCCACGGTCGCTATCCGCTTCTACGTGGACGGCACGAATTACTACAGCGGGAACGCCTTCGTTCAGGCGTCATTCTCCGCGCCGGAAAACGGCATCATCACCGCCTCCTACACCTTCACCGGAACCGGCGCGCTGTCCTACACCTAAGGAGCCATCATGGCCGTACTCGCAGGAAACGCAGCCGACATCTACATCGCCACCGGATCGGGCACCGCCATGACGGGGGAGGCAGTAACCTCCCTCGGTGGCGGCGTCTACCAGATCACGGACACGGCGAAGCGTGCCATCAACCCAAACGCCAGCGTGACCGTGCTCGATGGCGTCTCGACCGTGCCAAAGGCCAACTATCAAATTGGCTGGTCATCGGGAAAGATCACCCTAACCAACGGCTACACCGCTGGCGGAACCATCACGATCACCGCCGAATACCTAACGCTGGCGCAGGCCGCGCAGGCGTTTGAGTGGTCCTACGATTCCGAAGTGATCACCGAGGAGTCGCAGACGTTCGGCGACACGTGGAAAGAGCGCACGTTGGTCATGAAGTCGGGCACGATCTCCTTCCAGCGCTTCTACAATAACGCCTACTTCGCCAACACGAACCTGGGCAGCTACTACGTGCTCTACCTGTACACGGACCTGGCCGGGAATGACCGCTTCATGGCGGCCGGGCATATGTCGAGCGCTGGCATCACCAGCGGCGAAAACGAACTCATTAAGGAAAACGTCTCCTTCGCGCTGCATGGCGAAGTGGACTTCTCGACCACGTAATGTACTACGACAAACAGGCGCGGGCGCTAGTCGTGCCCGCGTCCGAAATCAACCGCGTTGAGCGCGACGGCGCGGAAATCGACTTCAAGAACGGGTGGGTGCTGAACCTCCCCGGAACCATCACGATCACGGCAAAGGAGCCCAATGAGCAAGATCCTGGACCGCGTACTAGCGGCCGAGCTAAAGACTGAAGACCTGTTTGTCCCACAATGGGGCGAGACGGTTCGCGTGCGCGAGTTCAACGCGGGCGAGCGGGTGGACTTTGTGAAGGATGCCCAAGGCCAGACCCGCGTAGCAACCGTTCGCGCGGTAATCGCGTGCGTGACTGACCCGGAAACCGGCAAGCAGGTATTCGAGCGCGCGCATCAGGACATGCTTCTCACGAAATCGGCGGCGGCCGTCGAGCTCATCGGCGAAAAGATCCTCAAGCTCTCCGGCATCCTCAAGGAATCCGCCGAAGACCTTGAAAAAAACTCACAGGCGAGCGTTTAAGCCTCTTCGCGCTCGCCGAACTCCTCCATATGCCCGTGTGCGAACTCAGCACGCGGATGTCCTCCTCAGAAATGACCGAGTGGGCCGCCTATCTGCGCATTAAAAACGCGGAGATGGACAAGGCCGCGAAGTCCCAGCAAGCCCCTTCTACCCCCACGCGACGCCGGTAAATCATGCCAATACTTTCAAATTTAATCGTAAGAATTGGCGCGACAAGCGACGATTTCGACAAGACTGTAGACCGCTCCCTCAACAAAGTGAAGCGGTTCGCGTCCGACGTCACCGCCGCTGGCACCGCGCTATCCATTGGATTCTCCGCCCCGTCGATCGCCGCTGGCGCCGCCGCCATCAAGGCCGGTTCTGATATGGAATCGCTCACCATGGGCCTCAAGGCCGTGATGAAGACGAGCGAAGCCACGGCCGCCGAAATGGCGAAGCTACGCGATGTGGCGAAGCTGCCGGGGCTCGGGCTAGAGGAAGCCGTCAAGGGCACCATTCGCCTTCAAATCCTCGGCAACTCCGCCAACGAATCGCGGCGGATCATGGCTGAACTCGGTAACGCGCTGGCCGTCGTCGGTGGCGGGCGCGAGGACTTCAATGAGGTGATCCGCCAACTCTCCCAACTGGGAGCCGTCGGCAAGGTCACGAAAGAGAACCTCGACCCGATCATCGAGCGCATCCCGCAACTCGCCGCCATCATTAAGGAAAAGTTTGGCGCCGAAGCGCTGGGTGACCCCGCGAAGACGTTTGAGAAGATGGGGATTTCATCGCAGAAGTTCATCCAGATCATCACCGACGAACTGGCAAAGGGCGAGCGCGCGGGTAACACGTACAAGAACTCCTGGGAAAACATTCAGATGGCCGCGAAGGACGCGGCGGCGGAGTTTGGGAAGACGCTCCTGCCCATCGCGCAGCGTGTACTTGACGACTTCCTGACGCCAGGGATCGAGAAGGCCAAAGCGTTGGCGGGTGAGTTTCGCACTTTGCCACAACCGGCCCAAGATTTTGCGCTGGGCCTTAGCGCTATCGCTGTTGCTGCCCCGCTGGCCATCACTGGCGTTGCGCTCATGATTGAAAAGACGGCAGTCATTACCGCCGCAATGCTAAAACTGTATAGCATCTTCGGCACTGTCACGGCTGCTATTGGAGCATGGGGGCTGGCGGCTGGAAATTATATTGCCGCGATGGCCGGGGTGCAGGCGGGAACCGCAGCAGCTACGGCAGCACTCGGATTGTTCTATGCGGCGGCGGTTGTTGCTGCCGGCTCTGTTGTGTATTTGCTCGGCACTCTCAATCAGCTATGGGACGCAGAGAAGAAAGTTGCGCAGTCGTCAGAAAATATGACGTTTGCCGGAGCACGTCTTGCGGAAGCTATTCAAAAGCAGGGCGGCGCTGCGGCTGCGCAGCTCAAGATTTACGATGGACTGCTTGCAGCCGGGGTAATGACCCAGGAAACATATAACAATAAGCTGCGAGAGTTGGCGAAGGGGCTAACAACACTCCCTCCGTTGAATCGGGATGCCGGTAACTCCCATGAAGACGCAGCGAAAAGCGTCAATATTCACGCGAAAGCCATGGCATCGGCGAAGCTGCCGGCGATGGAACTACTGGCGCTGTTTGACATGTTCCGCGATGCCGACAAAAAGAAGTCGGACGCGGTAAACCACATGTCCGAAATCATGCAGAAGTACGAGGCGGTAACCGTCACGTCAGCACTGCGCGTTGCCAAGGCGCTTGATCTGCTTTTCATCTCCTATCGCCAACTATCCGACGCGCCCGACCTCGGAAACCTGAACGGTATCGACTTCTCGAAGCTGCCCAAGGCACAGATGCCAACATTTCAGGGGCCTGAGAACGTCGGCATGATGAGCGACTTTCCCGGCATGGGCAAAGCCTTCCCGAATATCGGGCCGACTGGCATGATGACGCGGGAGCAACTTGAAGCCCAAAAGCAAAAAATGAAG